CACGTCCGTGGTGTTGCCAGCCGGGCAGAAGATCGCGCACGGCTCGGCAGGGATGAGCCTGGCGAAGATCCTGCAAGGGAGTCGCCTGCTCAATGCGGCGGAAGTCCCGATGGATGGGCGCTATGCCGTCATTGAGTCGAACGGGCTTGAGGACTTGTTGAACATTCAGCAACTCACCAGTTCGGACTACAACGCGGTGAAGCTGCTCACGACCGGCGAAATGAATCAGTTCATGGGCTTTGAGTGGACGATCTACAATTTCGCCGCTGAGTCGTCCGTGTACTACGGGATCTTCTGCCATCGTGACGCGCTCGGCATTGCCTTGGCGCAGGATGTGATGACCCGCATTGACGAGCTCCCACACAAGCACTACCTGACCCAAGTGTACGCCTCGACCTCTGGTGGGGCTACGCGGGTGTTGGATGAGGGTGTGGTGGAAGTCGCCTACCAGTAACCACGGACAGACGAACGAAGGAGGATTAAGACATGGCCGTAACGAACGAAAAATCAGCGCAAGTGACCAACCAGGACGCAAACCCGCCGTCCATGAACCCCGCCTACGACAGCGGGGGCAAGGTCAAGATTCAGATGTGCGAATTCACGCAGGGCGCGGCGGCTGGCGATGCGACCAGCACCATGTTGCTGTGTCGGATTCCAGCCGGACAGGGCCGCATCCTCAAGAAGTTGTCAGTCTTGACCTGGAGCGCCTTCGGGGCTTCTCGCACGTTGGACGTGGGGTATTCCGCCCATACCAAGCGGGACGGCACGGCGGTGTCTGCTGGGGTAGACATCTTGGAAGATGGGCGGGATGTGTCGGCAGCGGGTGGCGCGGGCGTGGCCCTCGGCACCGGCACCAACGCGGACGATGCGGTTGTGTTCACCTACGACAGCAAAGCGCCGATTGACATTCTGGCGACCGTCGCAGGCGGGACCATTCCCGCAGCGGCCACCATCACCGGATGGATTGCCTACGTGCCGAACGAGTAACCGACCAGGGGCGGGGCTTCGGCCTCGCCCCATACCGGAGCGCGATGAATCACCATCACGAGCGAGAATTGACGCATTTAGTTGCAGAGCATGATCGGGCATATCAGGCCAAGGAATTCAAGCTGGCGCACAGCCTCGCGTCCCGGATCTTCATGCGGTACGGCTATAAGGTCCGTGCCGAAGTGCAGCCGTTCGAACCGAAACTGGTCAAGGCCTAAAGGGGGCTCGGATGTCTACAGCCTTTCCCAATGAACCGACTGGCGCGACAAACTTACTCGATCACGCCTTTAACAACTTCACCGGCTTGACCGATGTGTACAGTTCGGTGAGCGGCGGCACGCTGTCCATTCAATCGGACGCGACCGGCCTGGTGTCCCCCTCGAACTGTATGCGCTCCCGCCTCGGGGCTAATGCGCCGACGGGTGGGTGCCAGCTTGAGTTCTCGATGGGCGGCACCTACGACGATATGTTTGTCGGGATTGTCTGGCGGACCAACTCGCAATTCCAAGGGCGCACGGTCGGGAACAAGCTGTTTTTCATGCGGGGGCCGTCCACGAACGGCGTGTGGTTGTTCAATAACGCCTCGTTGTCTGGTGGCGCAGGCCAATTGATTTTCGCCCACAACACGGGCGGCCTCGACAACTCACACATCTTTGCGGCGGATTCCGGGTTGATCGGCTACCCCAACACCGACCCCGGCACCTTACGGGTGGGGCAGTGGTTCAAGCTCGAATGCTACATGAAGAAAAGCACGACCTCGACATCGCGGGACGGCATTGTGCGGTCCTGGGTCAATGGGGTGCTGACCCACAACTATACGACGGTCAATTACCCAGGCGGCTTCAACGACTGGACGTGGAGCGAAACATGGGACGGCTTCGGGGATATGGGCACCGTCAATACCGTCGAATGGCAGCACTTCGTAGACCATCTCTACGTGTCCACCGGAGGCTCTGGTTCCGGTGGGGGCGGGGGTGGCGGAGGTGGAGGGGGTGGGGGAACGCCGCAGGTCTTACCTGCGCCGACCAACCTGTACCCAAGCGGAGTGACGTTGCCTTATGGCTCGACCACCTTTTCGTGGAATGCGGTGCCTGGCGCGTCCAACTACGCCGTGCGGATTCATAAGGTCGGCAACCCGTATGAACCGACCTCCGAACTCTTAGCCTATGTCACGCAATCGGGGACGAGCATTACCAAAGCCACGGAGCCATCCGCGCAATATGACTGGTGGGTGCATGCGGTCGATGGAACGGGGGCGCTTGGCCCCTCGAACGGCGCACTGCTGACGACATCGGCCTCGCCTATGCCGCCGCCGCCTGACCCTGACCCGACGCCTGATCCGCCTCCTGACCCTCCGGTGACGCCTGACCCGGTGGTGCCGCCGCCCGTCATTACGCCGCCGCCTACAGACCCGCCCGCTGAACTACCTGAGCCGGTGGTGCTTGGCACGGTGACGATTACCAGCGTGGTGAAGGACCGGCAGAATCCCGTGATCAAGGAGTACCGATTCTATGGCCGCCAGCTCTGAAACCGGCATCGTCAATACCGGCCTGATCCTGCTGGGGGAACCCACCATTCTCAGCCTGACCGATGATAGCGACGTGGCGCGAGCCGCGAACGCGGTCTTTACGCAGATCCGCGATGAAGTGCTCGCGCAGCATCCATGGAACGGCTGCACCAAACAGGTCACGCTGGCGCAACTCTCCGGCACGCCCATTTTCGGATGGTCGTATCAATACGTGTACCCATCGGACGGACTGCGGATTCTCTTCACCGATGACGACCAGTACGCGTGGAAGGTGAGCATTGGCACGGACGGACAGAGCAAGGTGGTCCTCTCCAATGCGCCCACCATGGCCGTGGAATACATCTTCCGACAGACGAACGTGTCACGGTATGGCTCATGGCTCGCGCTGGCGATCTCCAAGCGTATGGCGGCGGAGTTGGCGATGACGCTGACGCAGCACCAGGGGAAGGCGCAGGGCTTCATGGCGGCGTATCAGGCGCAACTCTCCATGTCCAAGATGATGGACGGCCAAGAGCAATCGACCAGCGAAGTGACTTCGACCACCTTAACCGATGATGTGAGGCTCTAGGCGTGGCGGTTCGCTCAACGGTCGCACTGAACAACTTTAGCAGCGGCGAGATCTCCGAAGAACTACACGCCCGTGTGGATCTGGCGAAGTACCAGAACGGCTGCAAGACCATGCTCAATTGGTTGCCGCTGATCGAGGGCGGGATGATGCGGCGACCGGGCACGCGGTTTGTGGCGGCAGCGAAGCACGCATCCACGACGGCGCGGTTGATTCCCTTCGTGTTCTCGACCTTGCAGGCCTACATGCTGGAGTTCGGGGATAGATACATCCGTTTCTATAAAGGCGGTGGGCAGATCGTGGACAGCGCTGGGAATCCGATTGAAGTCGGAACCGCTTACACCGTGAGTGATCTGGGGAAGATTAAGTACCAACAACGGGCGGACGTGCTGTACCTGACCTGCCCCGGGTTTGCGAGACGCAAACTCTCCCGCTCCAGTCATACCGACTGGCTGTTAGAGATTGTGGCCGATGAGCAAGGGCCGTTCCTTGATGAGAATACGGACGACGATTGGGAAGTGACCGCCACCGGCGGCGAACTCATTACCAACGGCGTGTTCACCACAGATACCACCGGATGGAGTGATGAATCGGTTGGCGCGGGCACGTTTACAGCCTCGGCAGGCGTGGGCCTGTTGACCCATGCCGGCGGAGCCGACATCGGCGCAGGGCAGACCTCCTTCCCGACTTCGATTGGCCTGGTCTACACCGTGACCTTTACGGTCGGGGTGGGGGCCGTGAATGCACAGGCGGGGACTTCACCGGGTGGCTCCGATTTGGTGGGGTCCGCGTCATACGGTGTGGGGGCGCAATCGCTCACATTCACGGCGACCAGCAAAACGGCGTACATCTATTTTGCCAATGTGGCAGCAGGGACCGCGAGAAGCATTGATAGCGTGTCTTGCCTCAAGCCCTTGCATACCGGCGCACAAGTCACGCTGACCGCCAACCAGGATACCTGGGCTCCCGGCCATGTCGGGGCGCTGTGGGAAGTCAGCGATGCGGAAGGCTCCCCCTCAGAGGCCGCCTGGGCTGCGAGTACGGCCTTGACCACGCTCGGCATTCGCCGGACCTATAACGGCCATGTCTACGAAATGACCTCGATTGGCACGACCGGCACGAAGCCGCCCGTGCATTTGCGCGGGACTTCTTCGGATGGCGGGAATGATTGGGTCTACATCAACGATGGGGCGGGGTATGTGGAGATCCTGACCTACAACACCCCGCGATCTGTGACCGCGATTGTGCGGCAACATCTGCCTGAGAATGCCAGCAGCGGCACCAGCTATTGGGCGGAAGGGGCCTACAGCGGCGTGCAGGGCTATCCCCGCGCCATCGCCTTTATTGAACAACGAACCGCCATCGCTGGAGCGTCCGGCCATCCGGCCCGTATCGACCTGTCAGAGCCGGGGGGCTTTGAGTCGTTTCGAGGCGGGGCCGATGCGGACCGCGCCATTTCGTTTGAGGTCGATTCAGGCCTCGTCAACTCCGTCTTGTGGATGGAAAAAGGCGTGACCTGGTTTGCCGCGACCAACGGCGCGATCTATGCCTTGCAGACCACGGACAACACCCCCTTTGCGCCGGACAATCTGCCCTATGTCAAGGAGGTCAATGCCTACGGGTCGGCGGATATTCACCCGCTGAAGATCGGCGGCAAGCTGCTCTACGTGCAACGTGGCGGCAAGCGGGTCCGTGAACTGGATTATGAGGCGGACGCCACGAATGATATTCGCTCAGATCGCACCGTCTTAGCGCGGCATATCACCAGCGACCAGGCCACCATCGTGCAATGGGCCTACCAGCAAGACCCGAATCAAACCGTGTGGGCCGTGCGCTCCGATGGCGTCTTGTTGGCGCTGACCTACTTCCCTGAGCAGGACGTGATTGCCTGGAGCCGCCATACCACGCAGGGCAGTGTTGAGTCCGTGGCGACCATTCCCACACAGACCACCGATCAAACATGGGTCGTGGTCAAGCGAAATATCAACGGGCAAGACGTGCGCTATCTTGAGTATTTCGATACGACCGTGAGTACCGATTGCGCCTTGACCTATCAAGGGCCTCCAGCGATTAGCGCCGTGGCAGCGGCCTCCGTCGCGCATCTGCTCGGGAATACCGTGGAGATTGTCGCGCACGGCGGCACGCTCACGCCGCAGACCGTGACGAGTAGCGACCTCGCGCTGGGGGCCTCCTATGCGTTCGTGGAAGTCGGGTTGGACTTCGATAGCGATTGCGAAACCGTGGCCCCTGAGATCAGAGGGCCGGACGGATCTAGCCAAGGCTTGCTGAAATCGACGCCGACACTCTGGGTGTACCTCGTGCAGACCAATTCCCTGAAGGTGAACGGGAAGCAACTGGTGACACGCAGCCCACGCGATTACATGGACACCGGCCCGCCCTACGTGACGGGCTTGCAGCAGATCAAGGATATCGGGCATCGGACCAACGGCACGATTCGGATTCAACAAACTGAACCCTTACCCGCGAAGGTGATTGGTGTCTTTGCCACATTCGACACAGGTAACAACTAAGACGGTCACGCCCTTCAAGCTGGACGATCTCAACGGGATCGACTGGTTGCCTGATGGGGCCTACATGGATCTTTCGGCCATTCTGGCGCGTTCCACGATCTGGACCGGCAGAGTCAACGGGCATGTGGTCGCAATCTGTGGCTTGACCAAGCTGAACGGCCACACGGCGGAAGCGTGGACGTACCTGCACCGGGAGGCCTTGCTGTATCCCTACTGGCTGCACCGGGCCACGAAACGGATTCTTCACAACTTTGCCGGGGCCTACGACATGTTGCGTGTGCAGGCGATGGCCGTGGATCAAGCGGACGCGGCCTGCCGATGGTTGGAGCATCTCGGGTTTGACGTGGAATGTCTCTGTCCGCTCATGGGGCATCACGGTGAAACGATGCGGCGCTATGTTTGGTTTCCGAAGGGGGCACGATGGCCGATCCAGTTTCCGCGCTAGCAATGATCGGGGCAGGGTCCGCCCTGGGTGGCGGGGCCCTCTCCGCAGTCGGGCAACTCCAGGCGGCTGACGCACAGGGGAAGGCCGCTGCGGTTGAAGCCGACGCCATGCAGGAGCAAGGGCGGCTCACGCAGTTCTCAGCCTATGAGGACGCGAAGCAGGTTCGTTTTCAGGGCAACAAGCTGCTGGCCGAACAAACGAATATCACGGCGGCCTCTGGCTTGGTGACGAATACCGGCAGCGCCTTGGACGTGGCGAGAGAGTCGGCCAGGCAGATTGAACTCGACGCGCTCAAGACCGAATTTTCAGGGCGGCAAGGTAAGTTTGTGGCCGACCGGCAAGCGCAACTCACCAGGTACGGGGCCAAGATTGCGAGACGTGAAGCCACGATGGGCGCGATTGGCTCCATGCTCTCCGGCCTGTCTGGTGGCGCCACCAGCGCCCTTGGTCCCAGCATAGGGAAGAAATAATGCCGAAAGTACCTACAGCCGTCAGTCAACGGTCGATCAGCACTGGCAACATCGGCAGCATCAACGCGCCATCCAACATGGGGCGCGGGGCGCAGCAGATCGGGGCGGGGCTCATGAACGTGAGTCAGTCGGCCAACTTCCTCATGCATAGCGCCCTCGCCGCTGAACGGCAACGCGAGGCCGAAGCCAAGCACCTGGACGAACTGAACCAGCAGCAAGGCGCAAACCTCCTGGCGTTAGAGGCGCAACAGGGCATTGACGACGATGTGCGCGGGCTCAAGGACCAACTGAGCAAGCAGACGGACCGCTCGCCTATGCTCTGGCGGGCCAAGATCAGGAACCAGGGCGACGATGAAATTGAGGTCATGCCTGACGACGCGGTGCAACTGCAACTGCGGAACCGGATTGATAAGGCCATCCAGACCGCCGAGGATGCGTATGGGCCGAAAGCCAAGGCACTGGTTGAGCAATACTTGCGGCCTCATGCGTTTAAGGCCACATCCGAGTTTAAGGACTACACCTTTGGGCTGAAGGTCGATAAGGGCAAGGCCGACCTGTCTACATCCCTAGACATTCTCGGCAAGCAAGCCGCAGACCCGCATAATCTCATGCGCGAAGATTCGATGCAGCGCGGACTCGATCTGATCGACAACGCCAAGGTTAACGGGCTGCTGCCGCCAACCGACGTGGCGAAGCTGAAACAGAATTGGCAGGCGGATGTGGGCGGCAAATACTGGCAGACCGTTTCTCAATTGGACCCCACGAAGATCCTGCAATTGGAAAGCGACTACCGGACGAAGGGGGCGCACTTGCCGGAAGGCATGGACCCCACCAAGCTGGACACCTACCGACAAATGGCCTACGGCACGCTGGACCGCTCACAGCGCCAACGTGACGCGATGAACAAGGCACACGAAGAGGCGATCAAAGCCACGCAGGAACAGAACTATCGCGGGCTCTATTCGCAGGTCTTGCAGCGTGATCCAAAGGCAGTGGAAGCCTTGCCGGAAATGATGGCGACCCAAGGCTTAACGGTGGAG